CGCCGGGCAATAGTCCAGAAAATAAAAGACAGCGTTCCTGATTTGGCTGGCAGGGTATACCAGGCTTTTCTTGCTCCTCCTAATGCAAAATTACCCTACGTAACGGTGAAGCTGGCTACCCCCAGGGGAAGCCCGAACATCAGCTTTGCCGGTACTCAGCCGGTGGAGGTGTATCTCTACAACAGCCAGGATTCATTCATCACTTTAGATGCCCTGGAATTAGCAATTGCCGCTGTCTTACATGAGGCGGAAATTGAAGATGGCCAGACGGGAGAAAAATATTATCTTAACTGGGGGGCCGGATCCGGAGATTTTGTGGACACCGAAAAAAAACTTATCGGCCGTATGGTTACGTTTAATGCGGCCTTAATTATTTGAAAGGATGGTGACCTATAATGGCCGCAACGGCTTTAACTGTTCAGGAAATAACACTTGCGGGGCTAACCCCCGCTTATGTAGCTGCTAATGCGGAGGGAAATTATTTCAATAACGACGGCAGAGCTTATTTAGAGGTGGTAAACGGAGGGGTGGACCCGGTAACAGTAACGATAAATTCTATCGCTCTATGTAGTTATGGATTTGACCACAATACAGAAGTAATCGTTTCCAATGGGGTGACAAAGAAAATAGGCACGTTCCCACCCGGCAGGTTCAATGATGCGAGCGGAAGAGTGAATGTTACCTATTCCGGTGTTACAAGCGTGACTGTGGGGGTTTTTAAGTCTTAAGAAAGGGTGAAAGGTAAATGGCTACTCAAAATAAAACAGGCTATCTTTATGGTTGTCGGGGCCTGGTAATTACCAAACTCAATGCAGACGGTTCCATGCCCGGCCCTCCTGACCGCTACGGCATTAAAACCGCTCAGAAAGCTTCCGTGGAATTACAATACGAAGAAGGGGAAAAATCCACCCTCCGGGGCGGGGATAAGGTAATTGCCATAATAGAGCAGGAGGACGTGGTAACCGGGGCCGGTTTTAAGTTTACTAACGCTAAATTTGACGCTAAAGCTACCGAGATAATTGCCGGGGGAACTCTCCTTACTTCCGGGGAAGAAATTATTGGCTGGGAAGCTCCGAAGATTGCTGACCAGGGGAGCAGGTTGCCTTTTGCGGCGGAAGTCTATGTAGTTAACTATAATTCCCGGGGGGTTGTTCAGGGCTATCTTGAAATTACTCTGCCTTTCTGTTTTGGCAAGGCTCCTGCTGTAGAGTTCTCTGATACAGAATGGAGCACTCCGGAATTTGAAATTAAAGCTAAAGAAAATCCAGCTACAAATGCGTCCTGTTATCGTAAAAAGTTTGTAAATGACTTGCCGGCAGAGTTGACAAGTTAAAGGAAAGGTGTGTTTTTATGTCTATAATCACTCTTGAAGAAATCAAACAAAGAGCACAGGGCACGATAATCGAAATTCCCGATTGGGACGGCAAGGGTAAAATTGAAGTGCGGGTCAAGCGGATTGACCTGGTTACCGGCATTATGAAATCGGGAATCTTGCCTAATGAATTGCGGGTAGCGGCAGAGGAAGTGTTTACCGGTACCCAGGAAGGCAAGCTGGAAGAGGATTTAAAGAAGCAGCTTACCGGCAAGGAAAACATAAAACTGGAAGAGTTTTTTGCAGCGTTGGACAACATGGTAAGAGAAGCTCTGGTGGAGCCGGGATATGACGATGTGCAGGCCGTCTACCCTTTCACCCTGGCGCAAAAGATGGCGATATTTTTTTGGCTGATGGAGGAAGTGCAGGATTTGAAATCCTTTCGTAATCAATCCGGACCTGATGACGGAGATGTGCCTAACGGCGAAAACCTTTCAGGTAAGACCTTCGAGTCTTATATGTAATATTTCCGGCTACGCGGCTTACTGTTTCGACGTGGCGGCGGCTATATATATCATGCATTTAGAAAAGGGCGATAAACCGGTTAAGCATGAGGTTAACGCCCTTTCGTTTTTGTAAGGTGGTGGTGAAATGCCGGAACCGCTGGGGTCTATCTATACCGAATTCAGACTTCGTCTTGATAGACTTCGAAACGACATAGATCAGGCTCAGGCAGATTTGAGGCGGGGCAATAACGCCATGGAGAGGCTTCACCGGGAATCCATGGATAGAATGGCTGAATCCACCCGGAGCCTGAGCGATGGCTTTAAAACTGTGGGTACTGCCGTTACCGTCGCCGGGGCGGGTATTGCCGCCGGTCTGGGGCTTGCCGTTAAGTCCGCCGCCAATTTCGAGAAAGAGCTTTCCAACGCCAAAGCAGTTTCCGGCGCAACGTCAGAAGAAATGGCGAAGTTGAAGCAGGCTGCCCTGGATATGGGAGCTAAAACAAGCTTTTCTGCCAGTGAGGCTGCTCAAGCAATTACCGAACTGGCTAAAGGAGGTATGACCACCGCTGATGTTTTGGGTGGTGGTTTAAAAGCCGCTCTTGACTTAGCAGCTGCTGGAGAGCTTTCCATGGGAGAAGCGGCAGAGTATGTGATTAAGTCCATGACCCCATTTAACATGAAAGCCAGCGAAGCCGGGCAAATAGCCAATCTTCTGGCCGGAGCCGCCAATGCTTCAGCTACAGACGTTAAAGAGATGGGTTATGCTTTGAGCCAAGCTGCCGCTGTAGCTTCGCAGATGGGATTGAATCTGGCTGACACAACAACTGCGCTGGCTTTGTTTGCAAATAAAGGCTTAGTCGGTTCTGACGCCGGTACTTCGCTGAAAACTATGTTAATGCGGTTAATACCGTCCAGCAAAGAAGCCACAGTAGCAATGGGTGAATTAGGCTTGATTACCGAGGACAGTAAAAATAAATTCTTTGACGCAAGCGGCAATATCAAAAGCATGTCTGAAATAGCTGGATTATTAAAAGTAGCTTTGCAAGGCTTAACCGCCGAACAAAAACAGATGGCCTTGCAAACCATTTTTGGCTCGGATGCCATCAGAGCGGCGGCATTTATCGCTGAAGCAGGGGCAGAGGAATTTGACAAAATGGCCGCCTCTATTGGCAAGATTTCGGCGGCGGATGTAGCCGCTGAGAAGCTGAACAATTTACAGGGAGCTATTGAATCCTTAAAAGGTTCAGTAGAGACAGCTATGATAACTATCGGAGATGTTTTTGTTCCTATTTTGCGTAAACTGGCGGATATTCTTGTTAAAGCAGTCAATGTTTTTAATAACCTGCCGGCTCCAATTCAAAAAACAATTGCAGTTTTCGCCGCCCTGGTTGCCGGAATTGCTTTGGTTGCCGGGCCGATCTTACTGCTGTTGGGTTTTATTCCTTCAATCGTTGCCGGATTTGCAACGGTTTCTACTGTTGTGGCAGCAGTGGGGCCGGTGTTCGCTGCTTTGGCGGGACCGATTGGGATTGCCATTGTGGCGATAGCAGCTTTTATTGCTGTTGGTGTGCTTTTAGTTAAAAACTGGGACTCGATTAAAGCAGGTATTATTGTCACCTGGGATGCCATTAAAAGCGCTACCGAAAGTATTTGGGGTGCAATTGTCAACTTTTTTATCAAAACTGTGCCGTCAAAATTAGAAGAACTGGTCCAGTGGTTCAGCCAACTCCCGGGGAAGATAGCTCAATTTTTGCAGAAGATAGCTACTGACGGTCCTTATTGGATAGGGTATGCTGCCGGGGCCATGATTAAGCTGGCAATTGACTGCGTAAACCAGATTGTCAATTTCTTTAGTCAGCTCCCGGGAAAAGTGGTAGCCTTTTTGCAGAACCTGAGTGTCCAGTCCGATAACCTTTGGAACAACATCAAAAATACCATGTCCAACCTGGCGCAAAATGCTGTTACAGCGGTAGTCAATTTCTTCAGTCAGCTCCCGGGTAAGGTGTGGTCTTTTTTATCCCAGTTACCTGGTATCATTACAACAGCAGGCTTCCAAATGATATCAGCGGCCAGAACAGTAGGGGCCAATGTGGTCAACGGCCTGGTTGATGCCCTGTCAAGCCTGCCAGATAGAATATGGGGTATTCTAATGAGCGCCAAAAATAGAGTGCTTAACGCAGCCAGGGAATTGGGCAATGCGGCCAGAGAAGCAGCAAACAGGGCCTGGCAGGGATTTAAAGCCGGCCTGGGTATTCATTCTCCTTCTTATATTGAAGAAGCCATGTCCAATATTATGGCAGCGTCTCAAAATACGGTAAAGAATCTGACAAGAGACTTTGGAAGAATTGGTAAAATGACCGTTATGCCTGAAATGAGCCCAGCCTTTTCTTTTGCGGGTGAAGGGCAAACATCAGGGGGACAACAATCATCCGTTGTAAATAACTTCTACGCTCCATTGGTTCAGCCCGGACAACTTGTTGTCCGCAGTGAGCAGGACATAGATAAAATTAACCGGGGTCTATATGAATTAATTCAATCGAGCGCCAGAGCAAAGGGGGCGCTGCTGGGTGTCTAAAGTTTTTGGTATCTTGCCGGCAAACGCAACCGGTTTTACTTTCGACAACCAACATTCGGGGCAAGTTTACAACCTCTGGCTGGTCAAATCAACTATTAGCCTTTTGCCGTCCACCAGGGACCAGTTTATAGAAATCCCTGGATTGCATGGGGTATATGATTTCGATGTTAAATATGATGCAAGAAAAATAATTTTAGAATGCGTTATCCAGGCTACCGATGAAGAGCAGTTAAGGTCAAGGGTAAGGAATATAGCCAGGTGGCTCAACGCTACTAAAGGGATAAAGCGGCTCGTTCTGGATAAAGAGAATGATAAATATTATCTTGTGCGCTATTCAGGAACGATGGGGATTGAACAAATAGCGAGTCAGGGAAGTTTTGGTTTGTCTTTTATAGCGACCGACCCCTTTGCCTATAGTATTGATGAAGCTTCCTGGACAGGCCAGATTGCCAGCGGCAACTTTATCGACTTGACCAATCTTGGCACATTCTCAACGCCGGTATGGTTTAAAGTTACCGCAGGGATAGGTGGAGCGTATACAGCTTTCCCAGCTATGGGTTTGGGGGTATGTCCAGAAGTTGTCCTGTCGACCAATAGCAATCCCAGGTTTACTCTAAATAGCGATAAGGAACTTAAATATAATGGCAATCTGGAGGGGACTGACGAACTGACCATAGACATGGCAAAGTTTGAAGCTAAAAAGAACGGAGCAAATGTTTTAGGGGCGATGGAAGGAGAATGGTTTGAATTGGAGCCGGGGGTTAATACGTTTAAATACGATGATGACGGCTGGAATACCGCAAATTTTGAAATAAAATTCAGGGGCAGGTGGCTGTGACATGGCTTTTACGTTAAGGAAAGACACGGGTAATATACCAGTAGCCGGGTATCAGGATTCACCCGACGCAATAGATATTTTACTCTGGGCGCCGTTGAAAATCACGGATGAAACTGATACCACCGACGTAAACGGTGATTTCACGGCAGATAATAAACCTTTTTTAGATGTGAGCCGTGACCAGGACCGGATTATAAACGGCTACGATATAACAGCAAAAAAGACGGCGGACAGCGCGCCGCTTTACATTAAAGCCGATGGGACTGGTACCTGGCCGAAGGACGGCAAAGTAAGGCTTTATACCAACCCCGAATGCACTACGGTATTTGCTAACAGTTCGGCTAAAGTAACCTACTGGACGTTAATTGCGGTCAAGGTAAATAGCAGCGGGCAATTTGAAATAGTCAACACCAACCTGGGTAACCTGGACGTAAACCTGGGGGCTAAAACCGACGCTGAAAGCGCCTCCGGGGATGCTTCCGTCATTGCCATTCTTAAAAACCTGCGAACCAGGTTGGGTAACCTGGAAACGTATACCGATGGATTAGAAGGCAGTTTGACGGCCATTAAGGATACTGACGGGGTTAAGAAGATAACAGATACCGTGGTGATTAAAGCAGACGCAGGAGCAAGTCAGACTAATGACTTAAAAGTAACATTAGATAGTGAACAGGTAAAGCTTGCCGAGAATACTACCCAGGTAGTAGGCAAGGTTGTGGTCCGCAATACCGTTGACGGCGGCGGTGAGGATAACAGTATCAGAATGCGGGATTCTGTCGGGGGGAATACAACGTCAATAATAAACCTCAATGCTGATGATAAAGCCCCTGGTAATTATCCTTTGGGCGTGGCAAGCCTTCCCACGGGGTATGTTGGTGATGGAAAATGGGACAGAATACGTGCAACAAAGATTTTCAAGTATGTTGATGCTTCGTCTGCAGGAGATAATGCGGTTTGGACGCCGGCGGCTGGCAAGAAATTCAGGCTTTTGGGGTTCATCCTAGCCTGCGGGGGAACTGGAGTAGCCGTTTATTTCAAAGATGGAGCGACGCAAATTTCTCCAACTTTTACCCTTGCGGCCAATCAGATAACTCAAATGGACCTGGGCAACGGCTATCTTTCCAGCACAGCCAATAACGTTTTAAATGCAAATTTAGGAGCGGCAAACACAGTGGGAATTTGGGCCTACGGAACAGAAGAGTAATATAGGTGGTTTTAATGGAGCATCTCAAACTTTATGACAAATATAACCAAGAATGCTTAGCCTACTTAGACAAAGCAAGTGACATAATTTTAACTCGGGAGCTGAGCGGGGCGGAAATCTTAACATTCAATCTGCCGTTTATCGAAACGCAGAGTTGTTTTGACCAGACAGTAAGTTTTCGTTGGAAAGAATTGCTTTTAGAGGACGGGTCCATAGACGAATCAAAGTTTAATGTTTTTCTGTCGTACTTGAATGTATCCCAGGGCCTTTACGTCAAGGAAATTGAGGACGGGACACTTGAAGGGGACCTGATTTTTTACTTATTTATCAAGGTCGGTCTGGAGAATGAGCAATATGTCAGATGGAAAGATTTAACCTTCCGCATTCGTAAAATAGAAGATAAGAACAAAACGACCACCAGTGTTTATTGCGAGGCTATATGGTATGACCTGCTTTATGCCGGTACAGTTAACTTGGATTTTGAGACTATGACAGCAAATTTCCCGACAGAAAAGCTTTTAGAAGGTACCGGCTGGACATTAGATAAAATGGAAATTGACTCTAAGCGGTCAATCAGGGAAGAGCATATCGGCAGACTTGACGGCTTGCGAAAGGTTGAAAATCTTTATTCGGGAGAATTTATTTTCTACCATACAAAAAAGATTGATTTCGTCAAACAGATTGGCCAAATAAGGGAAAACGTCGCTTTTATCTATCGTAAAAATATTAAGGAAATCAGCCGTTTTATCGACACCACTAATTTAATCACAAAGTTTTATCCCTACGGGGCCAATTGGTTGACTATTGAAGCGGCCAACAACGGCAAACCATATTTGGAGAATTATACTTACACCAATGAAACTAGAATCTATGAAAAGAAAGACGAACGCTTTACCAACCCATACAATTTGAAAGATTGGGCACAAGAATTACTTGATAAAGTTTTGGCCGTACCCTTTATCAACTATGACGTGGATGTAATCACTTTGGAGGAAATAACAGGAGCCGCATTTGATGATTACGACATAGGAGATATAGTAGCCGTTTGGGATGAGGATTTTGGCCGGATTCAGGTCAGAATCGTTAAAATGCAGCTTAATTTAAAAGAGCCCTGGAGGTCAAAAATAGATTTTGAAAACGTCAGGCCGGGAATTGAGAAAATAACTGAAAAATGGGCTGAAGCCGGAGAAACGAGGCTGGCCGGCCCGGGCGCTCCTGTCCTGGAAATGGCCAATTTGATGCCGTTCAATTTGCTGCTCAATAGCCGGGCTGAGGATGCTTTTACTTATTGGACAAATGACGGATTTGAAATAGACGGTACCAGAGGAGCTTCTGGAGGGGCGAGCTTTAAAGCGGTTGGAGATTGGGAGTTAGATAAGTCAATATTACAAACTATTTACCCGGCGCATAGAGACAGCTATGTTATTTCAGCCCAGGTTGAGACGGAAAACCTGGAGCGGGGGCCGGATAGTAAGATTGGTTTTGAGATTACCCTGTATTACGAGGATGGAACCAGCGAAACAAAGTTTATCGCCGTTTAGGGGGCTTGAAATATGCGGCAGGTTGTAGGTGAGGAAATCAGGCCGTCCCAAAAGATAGTTAAGATTGAGATTAAACTTGTTGCCGGTAAGTTTGCCGGTATAATCTGGCTTACCGATATCATGTTTCAATCCGGACCGCCGCCGACAATCTGGGGAGCAAATGTAAGTGAAATCCAATGGAGCTTTGACGCCTGATGTTTACGAGATTAGCCGGATTGTTCAGACCACAAAAAGGCAAGAAAATAAATCACATCAATGTGAAGTTTGTTTGGGGTAAATGTGCTGGGACTGTCTGGATCACGGACATAGTGACCCAGGAGGGATGGTACACAACGGCGCACTTGCCGAACACCAGGGAAATGTTCCTGAAGACGCGGGACGGGGAAATAATCAGGCAACCCCGTTTTTTTAATGCCGTTATCAGGGGCAATAAAACAATTGTGCTGCCCAACCTGGGGGAGACTACAACGGGATTAGACTACACTATTTATGCTTACGGGGACGTGCCGGAATTAAAGCTGGCCCATTACCCGCACGCCAGGCAAACAATTATCAAGGACGCCCTGGCTGATGGGGATATTTATAAATTACATGCTTCCACCAGGCACATTTCAAAAAATGACGTGCCTACTCATAGTGTCTGGGGATTATTCCACCATATAGCGGCAGGGGACGTCCGGTTCAACGTTGATTCGGTTGGCAATGAAATGGTCAGGCCATACCCGAAATTAAAACTGATGCTTCACTTCCAGGAGATGAAGGAGAGCAAAAAGCTATGAGCACGGAACACAGGAAATACATGTCGTGGACGTTTACTAAAACAGACCGGATGTATGATCAGCTTGACCAGTACGGGGATAGAATTTACCAGCTTGGTTGCTTTGATTTTACGGTAAACAGCAGTGGTGTTATTTCCGGGTCCGTGCCTGACAGGTTACTGCCAATAATTCAAAAATGGCCGCATATTCGCTGGTTTTTAACCGTTAGGAATGACGGCATAGAAAGCGTATTCAGGGCACTCGTTTTAAATACCGGTGGGGCGCAGGACAAGTTTATCAGCGAAATCCATAGAATATTAGATACTTACCCGTGGGCCGCTGGTATTGATTTAGACCTTGAGCGTGGGCCGGATGAATTAAGAAATCAGGTTACAGAACTCTACAAGAGAATCTATCAGAGTGTCAAGACCAGGCCAGGTCAAAACCTTGTCCATACCGACCTGCCGCCAAAACAGGGGGACCATACTCCATACTGGGAGGAAAGCTTTGATTATGCTGCCCTGGCCTCTTGCTTTGATTCTTGCACCATTATGAGCTACGGCTTTGCCTGGTCAGGTTCAGGGCCGGGGCCTATAAGTCCCCTGTCCTGGATAGAAGAGATCTATAACTATGCGGTTACCGTTATCCCCAAAGAGAAGATATTTCTTGGCATGCCTGCCTATGGCTATAGGTGGCAGATTTACGCAAAACCGGGGGATTTGGGGCAAACCTACCGGGGAATAAGTTTGACTTACCCCGGGGCGCAGTACTGGCTCTTAGGCAATTTCAATCATACCGGGGACGGTCCGCCGCAAGCCTTAATTCCCTTTGCTGGCTTCTGGGATGAAGAAAACCAGTGTCCCTGGGCCTTGCTGCATGTCTATGATTACCTGGAAGGCCATGATTGCACGGAGATTGATTATCCGTTGCAGAAAGGTAGCTGGGGCGGGAAAAACTTTGTTACGTGTTATTCCAAGGAGGAACAATATTGGTTTGGCAACATCTTCGTAGACCGCTCTGCTTTGAGTTATGACGAGATAAGCGGGGCTATGGGAATATCTTATGATGGATATATTTACCCGAAACCATCCAATTATATCAGTCAGCCGGACGGAACATATGAACGGGAGCCGGAAGGCTATGCAAAGTATATCTTAGGCGAGTGGGATACCGGCTGGCTGGTGGTGGAGGTCAACTTCCCCTGGTTTGACCGAAACTGGCTGGTCATAAAAGTTGACGGCGAATGGTACGACATCGGGCCTGATTACATTGTCCCGCCGCGGTACGGCGCTCAGGGCTCACGGGCGCAGTGGTACCCCTTGAATAGAAAGAGACACTGGCGGTACGTTTGTAAGATAGATTACACCGGGGAACCGCACACTATCGAGGTTATGGGAGCCTGGAGCAGGTACTACACCCAGTTTTGGGGCTTCAGGATACTTGGTCAGTATATCGAACCCTATGGTTTGGTGCAGGAGTTTACGGCAGGTAATGCAAAATACCAAGCTAATTTAAGCAAGTTCAGGGATAAAAACGGAGCGGAGGTTTATCCCGATAACTTCAAATTAAGCCTGGAAGCTTTGCGCAGAATTCCGGAATCGGCGCTGGTCTGGCATGAGGATTGGCGTGATTTTACTTACATTCCCTATGGCTATTATTACTATTGGGGTTCTTGGCAGGTGATGACCGACCCAAATGATAAAAGCGAAAGACCTTACAGATGGTTACGGGGAAATGGAAACTTATATTTGGACTACGGTAGTTTTTTGAACCTGCATATCAAAGGCAGGTTTCGTTTTTTGGAGGGAGAGACAGGCCGGGCAGGAGTTGTCTTTTATTCGAACAGCGGGGAAGAGTTGTGGGCATGTTTAAATCATACTGACCAGAAAATTGAGCTCTGGCAGGGGGACACGCTTTTAGCTTCAACAGACCAGACCGTTATCCCCACCTGGCAGTATACCGTAGAATTACGCTGCCGGGGGGCTGAGGCAAAGGTATGGGTTACAGGCGAGGTAAAATTAACTGCTTCGATTACGGCGGACCAGTACGGGACGCCGGGGATAAAACAGGATTGCGCGGCCGACAATGACCTGTTCAGAGTAGGCGATGCTTACTGGTACCAGCCCCAGGAGGCAATCAAGGCTTACTTTGGCGGACAGTGGCATACTTTGGGCAGGATACCCAGGACCGGGGTTGTATGGGATGATTACTGGGGCTACTTCTACCTGGAAAGCGGGGAGGAAAGTAATACCAGGACGGAGAGCATAAGCAGCGAATGGGATTACCTGCACTCGGCAGCGGTGGAGGCGGCTGAAGGCAGCCACAACGTCCCGGTTTATCCGCTGGATTCCGGGGTTTGGCTTTCAAATATTTTTGCCGGTGATGCTGACGGCTTCAGCATTATGTATTATTCAGACATAAATAATATGTTTCATTTAATGAACATGGCGAAGCACGGGTGGCAGCTAAAAGGGTACGGAGTTTGGGCATTGGGAATGGAGGACCACCGGATATGGGGGTATTTGCCAGAGGAAAAAATTTAAAAACAGGAGGTAGAAAAAATGGCCAATGCCAGGTATGAGCTTGCGCGTAGAATTGTTGCAAAGGAGCCGGATGTAAACGAAGTCAGGAATTCTGTGAAGGGTGTATTGTGGCTGCCGTCAGGAGTAGAAATCGGAGGAATAACCCAGGATGAGCCAAAAGAAGGTGTATTTAATTATTTTGGATTGAGCGGAACAGATTTAAGAGCCTGTCAATTTGATTGTGAGCTTGGAATTGCATCTCGTACAGATACAGGCGGGCAGGGATACTGGATGCCTTACTTTAGCCGGTATCATCCAGGAAGTTATTCATATACGGATGGCGTACCAATAACAGGTTATGATGATTTAGGAAGACCTGTTAAGTGGTGGGGTATTTTAAGTTACGATAAAAACGGGAATAAAGTTAATCCGATTCCGCCCAGCTCTAAAGTTTTCATGAATATGTATCTGCCCGTCACACAGGCGCAGCTCAATTCAAGGCTTTGGCCTGAAAAAATTGCTCTGGATTTGCATTATATTCCTCCCGGCGGTGCTAAGGTTATTCATACTTTTGAAAAGCAGTTAAGTAATATTTCCGCTGATGGTAATTCTTATAATTTTAGACGGGTTACCGGCATGGTGGCAGATAAAATTGCCGGGTTGGTCAGCAGGTGGGAAGACGTAAAGATAGGGAAAAGAGTTGGCGATACTTTATATGATTTTACCTGGACAGCCGATAAAACAGAACTTGCGGAAGCATGGTTCTGGGATACGGAAACCAGAGCGTGGGAGTATAAGGAAGTATATCCTGCTTATTACCGCGGTCAACTTGGCTGGAAACCAAATACTTATGTTTATGTTGAGCCTGCCGATGGTTTTGAATTACACTCAAAGGAAACTATCGTGATTGATTTCAATAAGAACCTGTTGGGAGATATAGACAAAAACAGGGAAGTGGATATCGTTGATTGCGATATTTTAAGATATCATTATGATGCGGGTAATGGCCTACCTTACCAACATGGGTGGTATTTCTGTGATTTGGACAAAAGTGGCTGGGTTGGAATAAAAGATCTCGTTTATTTAGCAAGAAATTATGCAAAGGTAATTTAAAAAAGAAAGTAGGTGTCTTTAATGCTGTATGTAATACCCCAAGGTTCATCTGCCCCGCTTGCTGTTGGTCAGGAAATCAGTATACCTTTTTTGATTTACTATACTGGCAAGCAGCCGAAAATAACTGCATTTGAAGCTACATTTACCTGGTTTGACAAAAGAATAATTGATGTTTTAGCGGTAGAAGAAGGCAGTTTTTTAAAGCAAAATAACAATACTGTTTTTATTTTCAAGGAAATAATGAATAGTTTCGGTAAAAACTATTCAATTGCAAATGTAATTTTAGGGAGTGGCTACGCAGTGCCGCCGGCTACAGTCTCGCCGAACATCTACATTTTAAAAGTAAAAGTGAAGGCAAAGGTGAAGGGCTCAACCAAAATAGCGCTTTATAATGTCACTGTTTTGGATGAAAATATGAACAACGTTGAATTTACCTCACCCGCAGGCTATGTATATGTTAATTAACAAGCAAAAACGGGCCGGAAACACCGGCCCGTGGTTTTTAAGTTTTAACTTATCCGTTTTGAAAAATCGTAACCCGATTGTTTTATTTCCTGTTCGGCCAGCGGGCGGCAGCTCTCTATTTTCGGTGAAAGCGTACCGTCTTCCGGCTCCCATATAATAGTGTAGATTTTGGTAGATACATTATGGGTAACAACATCTATTGAAAATACGTCTTCCGACCATGTTCTGACGGCAACTTCCGCTTTAGCCGTCTGCTTGAGATTGTTTTCGTCGTTTTGCGTTTTGGCGTTGATTATGCGGCAGTCAAGTATTTGAAACCTGAGGAGTTTATTTTGTCCCATGGAATATGACCCGTATTCAGGAAAAGATAAGCCGTTACAGAATACCTGTTCGCTACAGTCCTGATTTTCGGAGCGCTCTTTATTTTTTTCTTCAACGGATTTCTTTATTTCCTGATACGTTTTTGAAGCAACCACTGATTCCCAATTTTCATGTGTTAATCCCTGGTACATGAAAAAGTAGTGGCTGACTGTGTAAATAGCTTCTTGTTCTAAGGCGCTGCCGATGGATTCGTTGTCCCATATTCTCCCTGGATAATGGTTAGGCTTTATACCGACGTGCAAAACGTCACCGTAAAAACCCCACTGTACCTCAGCGCCCAGGGCTTCGGCGATGACCCTCAGGGGTACCATAACCCGGTCGTTAACGAGTTGCGGCGTGACGTCCGAGGCGATTTCCCGACCGCTGATAAATAATTTGATGGGCTGGCCGGCAAAAGCGAAGGCGGAAGAAATAAGCAGCGCTAAAAGAATAAGCAGGCAGATAAATACCATAAACAAACGTTTCTTTGTTTTCATTCGGATTCACCCTTTCCATAGTGCTTGTTTAAAATAACAAGTTCCATTAAACCAGCTTTACCGTCGAAATCTAAATCGAATTCCTTTTGCCAGTCACTCCCTTCTATCGTTTTGCCGTATTGCCTGGCAAGCATAACCAGGTCGGGGAGGTTGATTAAGCCGTCCCCGCTCCAGTCAAGTTTACGCAAGTATTTGATTGCGACGTAGCCTTCTCTGCCCTTGAGGTTTTGGTCTTTTGCAGATATGCATCTTACCTTTTGCCAGAGGTAACCGTAGGAAACCGTTACTTCGTCGTCCGTAATCTGCAACAGGTCTGTAAAATATACTTTACCCGTTATCGGGGAATTGGTTGAAGGTTTTTGGCGCAGGTTTACTCCGGTAATCCCGGGGTGGTGGACAATGCACAAATCACCTCCTTTGTAGGTGATGTAATCCCGGCTTTGCGTCCGGCAGGCGCTTTTGTATACGCCTTCAGAAACCGAGTATTCTACGGCAGGGGAGCAGTGCAGGTCCAGCTTTTTATAAATTTCGCTGAAAACTTTTTCTGCGTACTGCGTTTCGCCTGGTCCGTACCAGCCGTTATATGCCTGGACAGCGAAAAACCAGTCCTCCAGGAAGCGGGGATCGTGGCTATTGATGGAGGGTATTTTGTCGTTCAGCCACTTGCCGTAATAGAGTAATTCAGTCCCTTCGCTGATATTGGTTACCATGTCGTATAACAGTTTGTTAATCAGTTGTTTGTCGTACACTTCGTAAGAAACTGCCGGGGTTACCTGCATGATTCCGAGACCGCGGTGGGCCACTTCCCGCCACCAGTTTTTCTGGTAGACTTTCTTAATCGTGCTGAGGTAATCGTCGGCGCCTTCGGGGTCGTTCCAGAAAGGTTCGATTACGGGGATGTCCGTTCCTTCGTAGAACTGTTGGCAGTTGCTTTCTACTTCTGCAATACCCTTGATGATTTCAACTGGAACGCCTTTGGCGACGGCAAGGTGTTCAAGCCATCTGTTGTTTAATTCACCGGCATGGGCCTGATGGGGGATGATAAACAGGAAGATTAAAATAATCGTTAGCTTTTTCATCGAAACACCTGCCTTGATTTGTTCTATTTTACCAGAGAGAGGGCGGGTGCGTAAAGGAAAAACATAGGACGTTCCGGGATGAAAATCAGGTACAAAACAGCATGTTTTTGGGATAAAAATTGCAACTTAGGCCGCCATCATAGGCGGCTTTAGTTTTGTGGAGAGGGGCGTGGGATTATTGACGGAGTTAGCGGAAAGAGTTGCAGGCGTGGAAGTCCAGGTAAACAACCTGGAGGGCTGGCTGGAGTCACACGAAAAGAAGCAGAACAGCACTCTGGAGAAAATAGAAAAACGGCTTGAGCGTATAGAGCAGAAGCTCAATGGCCGCCCCACGTGGGCGGTTTCGGTTTTAGTGACGTTTTTGAGCAGTGTTTGCGTTGGGTTGATTGTATATGTAGTGGGGAAGTGATTCTATTGAAAAACTTCTTCTCCCGGCCCTACGAATTTAGTTTCAAAGACCTGCTTGCTGCGGTTTTCTGCGGCGTTTTTCTTTATTTTGGCTGGCAGGCGCTGAAAAGCGAAAGCGCCCTTGCCGTGGTGCAAACCTTAGTGCCGTTGTTGGGGATAATCTTGGGCGGGTACTTCGTGCAGGAGAGCGCCACTATTTGGCTTAATCGGAGCCAGGAAAGGCAGGTGCAAAGTGCTACAGATAATAGAAACAAACCTCCGATTTAAACAAACCCCGGCTAAGCGCGACCGCACGGATTACATTGTCCTGCACCACGCGGACGCGAGTAGATGTACTGTCCAGGACATCCACCGTTGGCATTTGCAGAAAGGTTATTTAGGGATTGGATATAATTTTTTCGTTGATAAGCAGGGAGATATTTACCGCGGCCGTCCGCTGAATACGATAGGCGCACAATGCCTTAATTACAATTACCGTTCTATCGGCGTCTGCGCGGAAGGTAATTATGAACAGGAACGGATGCCGGGGCTACAGATAAATGCTATTGCATCATTGCTTGCTGAATTGAAAAGAAATTATTTTGAAAACGCAAAAATAGTGGGGCATAGGGATTTATATGCTACGATCTGCCCGGGTAGAAATTATCCCTTTGCAGAGATTGTCGATGCGGTGAAAACAAAGATGCTGTTTAAGGGGGTATCCGACATGTTTGAAGATATAAACGGCCATTGGGCAGAAAATGACATTTCTGAAGCGGTAAACATTGGCTTGGTAGTCAAAAGCGAAAAATTCCGGCCGGACGATAACATTACTCGTGCGGAAACCATAGCTTTGATTATGCGGCTTTATAGGTTGCTGAAGGGGGATGCTTAAATGTTTGCGGTTGATGTCACGCTTATGAAAGCATTGGTGTTTTTACTTGCACTAATCCTGGTGGACACGATTTTGGGGATATGCGTTTCTATTCGGGCTGGTCAGCCGTTTTCGTTCAGGGAACTGCCGCGGTTCCTGCAGACTGAAGTTTTGCCTTATTATTTATCTTTGCTCGCTTTGTCTTTTCTTTCAATGTTGGAAGATGTTCAGGAATACGGGACAAAACCCATTGCCTGGGTAATTGTTGTGGCTTATGGGGGAAAAATTGTTGTTGAAATTAAAAGCAAGGTAATTAAGTTATTTGGTGTTAACCCGGAGAAAGGAGGTGCGGCAGGTGGAAATATACCGAACTGATTCCGTTTACCGTTCTAGTTGCGATGCCGATGATATTGATTCTTCTTCTGCTGTGGTTGACGGAGAAGTAGACGATTTTGACTTCGAAAGCGACCATACACATGATTACGATGACGATAATGCTGAAGTTCGCTTTGCAGTCAAAGATGTAACCGTAAGGAGTAAATACAAAAAAGATAAGTTACTGTGGAAATAA